CGAACAGCTCCCCCCTACGTTCCTCGGTCCCACCTGGCAGAAGGACAGCCTGGGCGCGTGGCTTCTTCCGAAGCGCACCCTGGGCTGGCAGATCGCGGGCTGGGCTGCGGAGTACCTGCAAGCGGAGAACGGCGGCCCCTGGAAGTTCACTCGGGAGCAGCTTCGCTTCGTGCTGCACTGGTACGCCGTTGACGAGAACGGGCGGTTCACCAACCGCAAGGGCGTCCTCCAGCGGATGAAGGGCTGGGGCAAGGACCCGCTCCTCGCGGTGCTCTGTCTGGTCGAGCTCGTTGGGCCGTCGCGCTTCTCCCACTGGGATGAGGCCGGCGAGCCGGTAGGTGTTCCTCACCCGCGGGCGTGGGTGCAGGTTACGGCCGTCAACCAGTCGCAGACGACGAACACGATGGCCCTGATCCCGTCTCTCATGACGGATCACTTCAAGGCGAAGTACAACGTCAAGGACGGCGCGGTTCTCATCCGCGCCCTCGGCGGCAAGGCCCGCCTAGAAGCAGTGACTTCCTCGTACCGTGCGCTCGAAGGTAAGCGAACGACCTTCACCCTGCTCAACGAAACCCATCACTGGGTGAGCGGGAACAACGGCCACAAGATGTACGAGACGATCGACGGTAACGCGACCAAGCAGGACAGTCGCTACCTGGCGATCACCAACGCTTACCTGCCTGGCGAGGACTCTGTCGCCGAGCGGATGCGCGAGTCGTTCAACAAGATCCTCGAAGGCCGCATGGCTGACATCGGGTTCATGTACGACTCGATCGAGGCCCACCCCAAGACCCCGCTTACGGCGCTCGCGCTGCGCATCGTCATCCCGAAAATCCGCGGTGACGCGGTCTGGCTGAACGTCGACTCGATCATCCAGTCCGTCATGGACGCGACGATCGCTCCGTCCCGCTCTCGCCGTATGTGGCTCAACCAGATCGTCGCCGAAGAGGATGCGATCTACGGGCCGGCCGAGTGGGACAGCCTGGTCGACGAGTCCAAGGTGCTGAAGCCTGGCGATGAGATCGTCCTCGGCTTCGACGGCGGCAAGAGCTCGGACGCAACAGCGCTGATCGCGCTGCGCGTTCGGGACATGTGCGCCTTCGTGCTCGGCGTCTGGGAGAAGCCGGACGGACCGCAGGGCGAGGACTGGACAGTGCCCCGTTCCGCGGTCGACTCCGAGGTTCATGAGGCGTTCCGCCTCTTCGAGGTGCAGGCGTTCTTCGCGGACGTCGCGCTGTGGGAGTCGTACATCGCCGACTGGTCGGAGACGTACGGCGCCGGCCTGGCCGTGTCCTCCCCTTCGGGCAAGGACGCGATCGGGTGGGACATGCGTGGTTCGCAGAAGGGCGTGACGATGGCGCACGAGCGCCTGATGCGTTCCATCTTCGACGCCAAGCTGGCCCACGACGGTGACCTCACTCTCCGCCGCCACGTCCTCAACGCGAGGCGCCGGACGAACAACTACGGCATCTCCTTCGGCAAGGAGTCCAAGGACTCCCCCCGCAAGATCGACGCCTACGCCGCTCTGATGCTGGCGCACGAAGCGCTGTACGAACTGCGTACCCGCGGCAAGAAGGTCCGCAAGCGTACGGGCCGTGGCTACTTCATCTGACCCTGTGCAAGTGTGACTGAAAGGTGGTGAGGCATGGCCGACACCAGCCCAGCATCGCTGGCGAAGGAACTCCTCGCCATCCTCGATCGTGACGAGGCCCGCATTCAGCGGATCGACAACTACATCCACGGCAAGCACGACGACCCGTACATGCCGCCCCAGGCGGACGACGAGTACAAGCTGCTCGCCAAGCGGGCGGTGTCCAACTGGCTCCCCCTGCTGATCGGGACGCCGGCCCAGGCGCTCTACGTGGACGGCTACCGGCCGAGCACGACGACCTCAGGCCTCCCGACCGCCTCGTCCTCCTCGTCCACGCAGTGGACCCACTGGCAGCGTTCTCGCATGGACGCCCGCCAGGCTGCGGTCTACCGCGGCGCCCTCGGCTACGGTCACTCCTTCGTTCTGACGGAGAAGACCAAGCGGGGCGTGATGTCGAAGGGCCTGTCCGCCAAGCGGACGGCCGCCCTGTTCGAGGACCCCGCGAACGACGAGACTCCGTACGCCGCGATCACCGTGATCTCCAAGCCGCGAGGCGAGACGCCGGGCAGGGCCCGGCTCTTCGACGGCAAGTTCGAGTACGCGGTCCAGTTCAAGTCATACACCGACACCGACTCCATCCGGGTTGGCGCCGGTAAGCGCCACGGCGCGAACGAGTGCCCGGTCACCCGCTTCGCTGCTTCGGTCGACCTCGAAGGTCGCACGATCGGTGTCGTCGAGCCGATGATCCCGCTTCAGAACCGCATCAACCAGACCATCTTCGATCTCCTGGTCGCGCAGACCTACACCTCGCACGAGGTGCGGTACGTGACCGGCATGGCCCCGCCTCTCCAGATGGAGATGGTGGACGAGAACGGTCAGGTCACCCTCGATCCGGCGCTGGCTGTGGACAGCCGGCCCCGCCTTGACGCGGCCGGTAACCCGGTCCCGGCGAACATCAACCACAACGCCCGGCGCTTCCTCTTCGCCGAGGACCCCGACGTCAAGTTCGGTTCGCTGCCTGCGGGTCCGATCGGTTCGCTGATCGACTCGGTGGACATGAGCATCCGGCACCTCGCCGCGATCTCTCAGACGCCGCCGCATCACCTGCTCGGGCAGATCGCCAACCTGTCCGCCGAAGCCCTACTCGCCGCGGAGACTGCACTGAGCCGGAAGATCACGGAGTTCCAGTCCATCTTCGGAGAAGCCTGGGAGCGCGTCTTCCGCCTGGCCGCCGAGATGGAGGGCGACACCGCTGCGCAGGACGACTTCGCTGGCGAGGTTCAGTGGCGTGACATGGAGTCCCGCTCGCTCGCTCAGGCTGCCGACGCTCTCGGCAAGCTGGCCGACCAGCTCGGTATCCCGAAGCGTGGCCTGTGGAAGCGGGTGCCCGGTGTGACCCAGACCGAGTACGAGGACTGGGAGCAGATGGCCGAGGAGGACGACTCCGTTGGCCAGCTCGCTTCAGCCCTCACCCGAGCGACGCCCGACACGGGCATCACAGCCTCGCCTGACAGCGGGGTGATCGCCGCGTGACCAGCCCGGCCCGACAGGCTGAGGCTGATCGCGCTGCCATCGCGTTCCAGACGGCACTGACCCAGATCGGGGCAGGCTCCGTCCAGGAGGCGCTTGCGTTGTGGGAGGACGTCCCGGCTACAGCCAGGGCGTCCACCGCGGCCTCTTGGTTGAGGCGGGCCGTCACGCTGGTGATGGGGCGCAGGCGCCAGTCGCGGGATCTTGCCCGCGCTTACTACCGCCTCGTTCGCGCTCTGCGGACGGGGAGCACGGTGGCTGATCCTTACCACCCCGAGCCCAGGTACGTGACTGTCACGACCCTGCGCGAGGAGTTCAACGACCTGGTCCGAAGCACTGAGCGCCCCCAGGGGGGGCGTGCAGACGCCTCCCCTTCCATGTCCCAGGACTCCGCCTCGTCGGCCGCGACCGGCCAAGCTGGGGAAGCTGACGGGGCGGCCCTCACTGATCCCGAAGCCGAGCATGAGGCGGAACTCGACCGCATCCTGGTCGAGGAGATCGAGGGCCTTCGCGACGCGGAGGAGAGGATCGAGCGCGAGGCGGAGCAGGAGCTCCGCACTGTGCTGGAAGCCCTCGGGCCCAACAACCTCCAGAAGAAGGTCGATGCGATCGACGGCGCCAGGAGCGCTGACGAGGTCGACGGCCTTCGCGAGGAAGCCCGCAGGCAGGCCGGCGCACAGCAGGCCGCAGCCGCAGAGCGCATCGCCATGAACGGCGGACGTTCGACGGTCTGGAACCACATGCAGCGCGACCGCCGAGCCATCGGCTACATCAGACTCTCGCGTACCGGAACCCCTTGCGGGTGGTGCGCGATGCTCATCTCTCGCGGTCCTGTCTACCGCTCGCAGAACTCGGCTGAGTTCGCGGACGGCGACAAGTACCACGACAACTGCCACTGCTACGCGGAGCCTGTATTCACGCGGGAGCAGTACAGCGGCTCGGCTACGTACGAGCTGAATCGCCGGTACGAGGAGCTGTGGCCCAAGGTCACGCGCGGCCTCTCCGGTAAGGCGGCTGTGTCCGCCTGGCGCCGGTTCATCCGGCAAGAACAACAGGCCGCAGCCCAGGAGGCTCGGCAGTCAACTACGAGCGTCCAGGAGGCGTGACAGTGCCCGAGCAGGAAACCACCGAGACCAGCACCGAGACCACCACGGAAGAGACCGTCGAGACGCCCCCGGAGGGCGAGACCCTCAAGGGCGATGAGACGGAGTCGACCGAGGAGCAGCCCAAGCAGGAGGAAGTTCCTGCGGACGTCCTGCGGAAGAAGCTGACCGACGCGAACGCGGAGGCGGCGAACTACCGGACCAAGCTCCGTGAGACGGAGGCCAAGCTCAGCTCGGCCAAGACCGTCGAGGAGTTCGAGTCTGCGACCGCAGAACTGAAGGGGCAGATCGAGACGCTGGAGCGGCAGATCCTGCTCCGCGATGTGGCGGCGGAGTTCGACCTCCCCGAGACGCTGGCCAAGCGGCTGACCGGCACCACGCCGGAAGAGCTGAAGGCCGACGCCAAGGAGCTCCAGAAGCTCGTTGCTCCATCGCAGCCCGAATCCCTCGCCGGTGGCCTCAACCCTGAGGACAACAACGAGGACTTCGATCCGGTCAAGGCAGCCCAGGCCGCGCGCCGCAAGGGCTACTGACCAACCCTCTCTCCTGGCCGCGTGTGCAAGTGTCACACGCCGAGCCTTCTCTCCCTACCGAATGGAGTAACAGCCAGTGGCTACCAATGAGCACTCCCCGCTCGTCAAGCCGGAGAAGATTGCCGCAACTGCGGCGGTCGCTCTGGAGCAGTCCCTCGTCGTTCCCGCGCTCTTCCAGCGCGAGGGCATCGACGCCTACAAGGGCGCCGAGAACGACACCATCAACGTCAAGGTCGAGGGTGTCCTGCCCTTCCGGACCTACGAGTGGCGTTCTGGTTCCGCCGCGTCGAGCACGCCTGGAACCCGAGCCGGCATCCAGTTCGACCAGTACAGCGAGAAGACCGTTGCCGTGAAGTTCGGCGGCAACATCTACTCGGCCGTGAAGCTCACCGACGAGCAGCGCGACTTCGACCTCAACGGCTGGGCCAAGCTCATGGCCAAGCAGACCGAGGCTGTGTCTCGCGGCCTGGAGCGGGAAGCCGTCAACTACCTGACGGACCAGTCCTACGCGGTCACCCTGGGCGGCGCCGTCTCCGGTCGGGCCGGCGACCTGCGCAAGACCCTGATCAAGGCCCGCGAGGTGCTGAACAAGTTCCGCATCCCGGCTGAGGGTCGTGTCCTCCTGGTCGGTTCCGGCTGGGAGTCCGCGCTTCTGTCGGACGACAAGCTGAACCTCGCTGGCAACGTCGGCGAGCAGGAGGCGGTCTCCGCCCTGCGTGAGGCTTCGATCGGTCGGCGCTTCGGCTTCGACATCGTCGTCTCGCAGGAGGTTCCGGCTGACGCCGCGTACGCCCTGCACCGCTCCGCGTTCATCTTCGCGACCGGCGCCCCGAGCGTCCCGCAGTCGGTGACCGGTGGCACCGCGTCCTACAACGGCGTGGCCATGCGCTGGATTCAGGACTACGACGCCAACTACCTGACCGACCGCTCCGTGGTCAACACGTACAAGGGCTTCCGTTCCGTCAAGGACCAGCTCATCGGCATCGACGGCCAGGACCAGGCGTACGTCTCGGTGAACGAGCACTTCGTCCGCGCCATCGCGCTCGACCTCGTCGCGACCGCGGACGTCCTGCCCGACCCGGACGGCCCGGACCCGGTCCAGCAGGAGCTGGCCGCGATCACCGGTGTCGCTGGTCCGGCTGACGGCGCTGGCGTCTGATCGACCGGCTGAGTGGGGCGGGGTGTGCAAGTTGCGCATCCCGCCCCTCCCCGTGAGTGAAGGAGAACCATCTTGGCGAACTTCGCCACACTCGATGAGCTGAAGGCTCGCCTCGACTGGACGCTCGACGC